ACATATGGTTCACTTGGAGCTATGAAAAGAACAACTGTTAATTTTGAGGTTCATAACTTTGCTGACTTTGATTCGATTTACAACAGATTTTTTATGAGACCAGGAGCTCAAGTATTCATAGATTTTGGTTGGGATACAAGTGAATTGTACGATCCTGAAGATATTATGAAAGAACAAAATCCTCAAAAAGCTTTATTTGGTGGATTTACAGATATTTTTACAGACTATTCTTCTCAAAAAGATGTTGGAAAGGTGGAGGTGAATCAAGGGTACATGGATACTCTTGTTGGAATAGTTACTGATTATAGTTCAAAAATAATGCCAAATGGTACTGTACAATGTAGTTTAACAATTGTATCAAAAAATCATGCTCTTTTAAACTATAATTTAGATGGTCAAGATGGTGATGGAATTAGATCTCAAATTAAATATATTATGGAAAATTTAATGTATTTTGATGGATTAGTTAGAGTAGCTGATGCATCAGGAGATGAAGAACTGGTAAAAGCAATACCTGAGGCAAATCAAAATACTAGTGCTGAAGATTTAGAAACTTTTGATTTTTATTTACAACAATTAGCAGAGTCTGCATTTAAATCACCAAACTCAGATTACATTCCAACTGGAGCTAGTCTTTTGAGTGGAGTATTTATTGGGGCCAGTTCTACTGACTTATATGTAACCATTGGAAAACTTGAAGATTTTATATTAAATCAAGAATTTGGATTTGGTGATGACAAAGCTAGTATAAATAATCCAAACCATAATAATTTTGAAGTTGCTTGGGATTCATCTGAATCTTATACAACTTATGATAACAACTTTTTTACATTACAGACTATGTCAAATCTTGGTGAGGAAGATCCACCTCAGTTTTTGTATCCAAAATCTTGGTATTACGATGAAGACCAAGGTATGCAGGCGGAAACATATACTGTACAAGTTAAAAAAGCTTCAATAAAAGGCTCTACTGATTTAGAAACAGCTCTAGAAAAAGATAGAGAAGCAAAAAGAATACCAATTCGTGAAATATTTGTATCAAAGGGAGCTATTTTAGGAGCTATTAGTAGTGCTAGTACTGTAGAAGAGTTTGTAAAAATTGTTCTTAATACTATTAATAACGAATCTGGTGGAGTTCTTGATTTAAGGGTTGGTCCAAAATCTGCAGAAGATGGTAGTTGTTCAATAATTGATTATAATTTTAATCCAAAATTGTATGATGAACAAGGAGACCTTGTATCAGATGAAGATGCTTTTAAAAACTTATTTGAGTTTGATGTTATGTCTGGAAATTCAATTGTTAAAGGTTTTGATGTTGATTTTAAAATACCAAGTTCACAATTAGGGTCAATGTTAGCCATACAGGGTATTAGTCCAAAAAATCAAATATTCGCACTATCTCAAGACACGGATGATATTTTAGCTATACAAGACTTATTTGGAAGAGCTGACGATGCAGAATTTTATATTAAGTATTTACCAGATATGGGTACTTATCAACTTGATAAATTAACGAGTAGAATGTCATTAATAGCTCAAAGAGATAAAGATTATAGAAATATTCTAAATGCTATAAATCCATCTGGAGGTTCTAATGTAAGTACACAATATAGTATGGATAATATTAATATTACAAATTTTGATACTTGGAAAAAAGAAGAGGGTTTAGTAGCTGCTAACTCTAAAACACAAAGAGAAATGACTTTAGATATAGTTAAAACTCAGGAAGAATTACTATCCGCAGATAATTATTTAATACTTAATAGCACTAAAGATTTTTATCAATATAAAGCTTGGGAATCATTTTCTACAGGAGAAAGAGCTACTCCATTACCCTTGAACTTATCATTAACAATCTATGGTATATCTAATATTCAACCCGGTGATACCTTTAGAGTAAATTATCTTCCAAAATTACATAGAGAAAATGTATATTTTCAAGTAATAAAAATTAGTCAGAAGATAGATTCTAGTGGTTGGGATACAACATTAGAAACTCAATGGAGGATTAGACCTGATCAAAAAAATCAAGCAAAATTAAGAAAACAACCTAAAGACACATTCATATCATCTTTATATTTAAAAGATACTTTAAAGCTTAGGCCAGATTTTAATTATGCGACTGATAACGACCCACAAACAGTGGGAGATGGACCTGATGATTTGGGGACCTACTCATTTAAAGGTATGCAAGAAGCTACAGAATCTCTTCCAATATATGAACTCACGACAATGATCACCATGTTAAAACCACATACACCCTTAAAATATGCAGAAGTTAGAGCTCTTGGTGGAGTTGTAAGAGCTGCAGATGCAGGTCGTCAACCTAAACCTGATGTTCCGTTTCCAACATGGACATGTGAAATTACTGATTTAGCTGACAGGAATGGTCTTGGTAGTAGAGTTTATTTTCCTGCAGTCAGAGACACTAAAACGCGTAAGATAATTGAAACTTGGAGCCCAAATATGAGTAAAAAATGGGGTGGATCAATGTGGGTTAATCCACTAACAGATAAAGATTTTAATCAAAATCTGTTATGGACTCATAAATTACAGCAAGCGAAAGGAACTTATTATTTTATTTTAAATCCATTTTTTCCAACTAAACAATGGTATTTATTTCCTGTACGAGGTCATAAATGGGGGATTGATAATCCGTATACAAGCTTTGACAATCTTAATGGTTCTGGTACAACTCATTCGGGTATTTAGATAAAAAAAAGCTTGTTTTTTAACATAAAAGGTTATATATTGTAGTATGATTTATATTGCTATACCCATATATTCAGACCCATTCTTACATCCACTACATAAGAATAACAAGTTGTCGCTACTATATATTAGAGAGATTCATGGAAACGATGTGGATAATTGGGATGCATCGAAGAGTTATATCTTACCTCAGAAACATCCAGATTCAAAGGAATATATGGTGGATTACTCATTCTTAATGAATGATGATCAGATTGTTATTACACCTGATGCTAAGAAACTATTACCAATACTACCTGAATATAGATGTGTTCTTGATGCAAATATAGGACATTGGTGGTTACATGGAAAACCTTTAGACTTGGAGGTAAGAAATAATGCAATAGATTTCTTTTCAAACAAATACTACAATGTAAAAAAACTTAACGAAATCATACCAATAAGCAAACATAAAGAGTATTGTGATAAGGTTTCAGATAAGATACTAGAGTGGGTACAAAAAGATTTAAATCCACTTATTGATGATGAGGGGTGGTTTGAGAATAGTGGAGCACTCGATAAGATAAAAGCTTTTTACAATATAGAAAAGAATGGTGTTAAGGTTTCTGATGATGTATGTGACATATTTGATGTAAGAGTTAAAAAACATTTATCTAATGGTAAATTGTATAGTAATTACAACCTAACCACAACCACAGGTCGTCCATCAAATGCATTTGGAACTGTGAACTTTGCAGCTCTACCACCGGAGAAGAGAGAGGTATTTATACCTGAAAATGACTATCTTGTAGAGTTTGATTTTGATGCTTATCATTTAAGATTGATTGCTGACTTGGTTGATTACAAACATTTTGGTAAAGAATCCGTACATGAATACCTATCTAATTTTTATGAATGTACATATCAAGAATCAAAACAGAAAACATTTAGATTATTGTATGGTGGAATAGATTTTGAAACGAGGACAAAAGTACCATTTTTTAGGAGAGTTCATGAATATATTAATTCAAAATGGAATGAAATAAATACACATAATTGTGTTTACACTGATATTTATAGAAGGAAACTTACATATAGTAATTATGATGACTTAAATAGAAATAAAGTTTTTAATTATTTAATTCAAGCATATGAAACTGAATCAAATATTAAGAAGATTTTATCAATTCAAGACTATTTATTAAATAAGAAGACTAAATTGGTTTTATATGGATATGATAGTTTCCTATTTGATTTTTCAAAACAAGATGGAGTGGGAACTTTGACAGAAATTAAAAACATATTAGAAGAGGGAAAGCATTACACTAAATCCAAATTGGGTTTAAATTATGGTAATATGACAAATATTACTGAAAGGTTATAAATGAGTTTGATAGATAAAATACTTACCGAATGGGCATATCATGTACACGATGGAATGCCTAATATTAAAAATCCACAACATGTTGTAAAACTTAAAGAATCGATGGAAAAATTAAGTCTTCCAGAAGATTTTATTTTTGAATTTATACAAAATTTATTTGAGGAAAAACAAAAACCATTGAATGATAAGGATAAAGACTTTCTAAAAAAGAAAGGTTTAGTGTGGAAAGGATATGCCAATGGTTATGGTAAAGAAGGAAAAGATAATCCAATATTATATAAAAATGTAGATGGTAAATTACAATCTGTTAGTGGTGAAGAACCAGATTCAACCGGTGAAGAACCAACAGAAGAACCACCAGAACAACAATCTACACCAAATGTTGTACAACCGAAAAAAAATCAGTTTGCTGGTGATGAGGATGAGAAAAAACCAAAAGACAATATCGATAACTTATCAAACGATCAATTAAGACAACTCGACCATGATACAACAGATAGTCAATTAAATTTAACTAAGGCTGAAGCTAAAGCACAAGCCGAAAAGAAAGGTGAGAAGGGAGTTGGTGCTGGAACTCCCGAATCAAGAGCTGGTGAAGCAGCAGTTCATTATGCAGTTAGAAAATTAGTAGGTCCACCTCCTGGAAATATTGATGATATCAAAAAACATCTATTAGATATAGCTAAAGATAAAGATAAGATATTAGATGCAAAATGGGCAAATGCTGCAATCAATACGGCACAATGGATACATGATGTTTATGGTGATGACATAGGAGAGGTGGTATGGGATACACCAGCGGGTAGAAAACTTATTGGTGTTGAAGGTCATGGAACATCTTCTGATATGTTTATAAAGACAAAAGATGGAAAAAGAATTGGTATATCATTAAAACAAACTACAGCAGTATTTTTGTTAAATGGTGGATACAATACACAACATGGAAATTTAATAGATTCGTTAAGGGAAAATTTGTCAGAGGAAGAATTAGAGGAGTTTGAAAAACTTACATCAGTAAAAAATTATGAAGAAGGATTTAGAAAAAATTTGACAGCTATAACTGATGATTTTACAAATAATTCTGATTTTAAAAATGCAGTTATCAATAGAATTGAAGAGTATAAAAATATGTCGGATGAAGAATTTGTAAAAATATTTGATTCTTTAGGATATAAAAAACACCTTGATGATTTTAAAAATATAATCGATCAATTACCACATGTAACACAGGATAAAATAAAATTTATATGTAAGGTAATGAAAGATCCTGAAATTAGAAAAAAGTTTCCTCACTATGATAATTTGAGAAATCAAGAGATTATAGCCACACAAGCTATATTAGCTCAAGCTACCTCAAATGAAAATGTAGCTAAAGGGTTAAAGAAAGTATGTTTAGATGGAATGCATGTCGAAGATATACTTTTTGGTAAGAGTGAACAATTGGATGAGTTTGTTACCTTGTATGGAAATGATCCGGCGGTTGAATTAGATAAGGGAGTTCTTCTTTCAATATTTGATTTAAAAGACGAATATGAACAATATCTATCATTAGATAATGAGGAAGATAAAGAGGAGTTTAAAAAACAATTATTAGAAAAAATGAATGAAAAATTGATTTTAGATATTAAAGATGGTGCAAAAGCTGGAGAGGTTAAAATCAAACACTCTGGACCTCCTAAACAAGAATTTCATTTATTTGGTATAAAAGCGAGAGCAAAAGCTCTCGGAGCTTCTCTATCATTGGAAATGTTTCAAACATCATTTATGGGTAATGTTATAAAAGAAGGTACGGTTGATATATCTCAATGGAAAACATCAACAAAGAAAAAATTTGTTAATAAAAGAATTAAAGAAATATTAGAAGATATGGAAGATTCAAATGAAGAACAAAAACAAGCTTTAGGACAAGAAATTGAAGACTTAAAGGCGATTTTATAATGAATACTCAATTATTGTGTACATTTACAACTAATGCAGATTTAGAAAAAACTATAACTGAAATTACATCTTCATATAAAATAGTTTTTAACAAAGTTTATGTTTTACAAAACGAAGATAATATAAAAGAATTAATATGTACATATAATGTAGACACTAAAGAGAATGTAGATTATAATAAAGTTGGTGGTACAATATCATTACATAGAAAGAAACATTCCAATACATTATATACCATCAATGCATTAAATGAATGTATAAAGAATTTAAACAATGGTGTTATGGATTCAAAATTTATAGTACCATGGGAAAACTTTAAAAATATGTTATTAATAACAAATTCAGATGGACTAAATAAAATAAATACACGAATATATAAGATAATAAAAATAGATTAATCGTTTTTTAAATTTATATATATTTATATATGAATTCAAATAAGTTACAGGAGATACAGGTTATGGCCAAAACAAAAGAAAAAACAACTACAAAAAAACAAGATAATACCCCAAAAGAATCAGCTTTATATTTCTTTTACACTCAAGGATGTGGGTGGTGTAAAAAAGTTATGCCTCATGTTGATGCTTTAAATAAAGAGGGTTACGATATTTTAAAACTTGATTTAGCAGAGGGTGATAATAGAAAACTTTTAGATGAGGTTAAAAAAGAATATGGTCACCAATGTGGTACTCCATACTTTGTAGATGGAGAAACAGGAAATATGATATGTGGTCATCGAGAAAAAGATATTCTTGAAAAATGGGCTAAAGGTGAAAAAATACCTCAACCTGTCAGACCAACAGGCCCACCACCTAAAGTTCCTTTCAAAGGTGCTTCTGAAAAAGACATTGAAAGTTGGAAAGAAAAATATGAAGAGTGGTTAGAAAAAAATTCTAAGTTAGAGAATACAAAGACAGCTGATGAATTGTTAGCTCTACCAAGACCTAAATCAGATCCACCTAGACCACCAATAGCACAACAGGCTACTGATGAAGAACTTGAAAAGTGGGGTAAAGAATATGATGTATGGGCGAAAGAGAATGACCATTTACCAAAGATAATGTCCTCTGAAGATATTATTAAAAGAATAAAACAACAAAAACAACAACAAGCTACTATGCAACAAAATCAAGGTGGTGGTAGTTTAAACCCTGATCAAAATGCTAGACTACAAAGACTTGAACAAAAGGTTGATAAACTCATAAAACATTTAGGAGTTCAGTGAAATTCAAATTCAGACCAACTGTAAGTAAAGATAGAGAGGCTACTGAAGACGAAATAAAATGTATTGAAAAAACTGAGAAAATGCTGGAGGAAGAAAAGAAACTTCCACCAGCATCTCAGATGGTTAGAGATTTAGCTGTTACACATTGGAAAACTTTAGGGGCTTGGTTACGAGGCTCTCAAACAATCACAACTACAGAAGAAGCAGAACGAAGATGGGAAATTTGTAAACAATGTCCACACCTTCTCTACGATGAAACCAATCCAGACACAGGTAAAAAAGATGGTAGATGTACACATTGTGGTTGTTTCATGAATGTGAAAGTACACTACGCTGTCGCTGAATGTCCTATTCAGAAATGGGAAAAAGATTGTTCTGATAAATGTGGATGTAAATAAAAAAATAAAAAAAAGCTTGTATAGAAATAAAATTATTCGTATATTTATACACGAGTAAAAAATAGGTTATATGGTTTCATGTAAACCATAAATAATAAACGATAAACAATAAAACACAGGAGAAGTACAAATGGATATAAATGCAATAAAATCCAAACTTTCACAATTACAATCAACAACCTCAACAAAAGAAAACTTTTGGAAACCTGAGCCAGGTACACAAGTTGTTCGTATTGTACCTTACAAACACAACAAAGACAATCCATTCATTGAATTGTTTTTTCACTATAACTTAGGTAATAATAAAACTTACCTATCACCTCTTTCATTTGGAAGACCAGACCCAGTTGCTGAATTTGCTGACAAACTAAAATCAACAGGTAATAAAGACGAATGGATTCAAGGTAAAAGACTTGAACCTAAAATGAGAACTTTTGCACCTGTAATAGTTCGTGGTAAAGAATCAGAAGGTGTTAAATTTTGGGGATTTGGTAAGACTGTATACCAAGAACTACTTGGTGTAATCGCAGATCCTGATTATGGTGACATCACAGATGCTACTAATGGTAGAGATATCGGTATTGAAAGACAGACTCCCGCTGAGGCTGGAAATCAATATGGTAAAACTACTGTAAGAGTTAAACCTAATCAGACAGCTATTACTGAAGATTCTGCTTTACTTGAAA